CTTCATTCGTGTTTTCAGGGTTAAATGAAATTGGCGTGATGTCTGAAAGTTCGGTTACTTCGTTTGTAACTTCGTCAACTTTAGACAACTTTTCTAATTGTGCTTTTAACTCTATATTTTCGTTTGTTAATTTTTCTATTTCTGCAAAGAACGTTTCTTTAACTACGCTTTCAATTGTCTTCTTTGCTGTTGGTGTTGCTTGTGCTTCAACTTCTTCTTCTACTGCTGGAGCTTCTTCTTCAACAACTTCTTCTTCAGTTGTAACTTCTTTTATTTCTAAAATAATTCCTTCAACTTCTACAACTAAAATACGTCCGTCTTCTAACTCATATTCTCCAATTGGAACAGGAATTTTTTGCTCGTCTTCAGTTACAATAAAAACTTCTTTATCAGTTTCAAAAGTGTCGGCTTCAAAAATTGTTATTCCGTCCATTAACTTCATTGTTTCCAATTTCACTTCCATTCCTAAAAGTGTTTTGATTTGATTTATTACGCTTGTTTTCATATTTCGTGTTTTGTTTGTTTATTATAATTTATTAGGTAAATAAAATGCGTCGTCTAAATTTCTTTGTCTTTCTACAAAACTTTTAACAAGTGGAAAATCGTCAGGGTTTAATCCAAGCTCTTTTGCTTTTTGTTTAAAAGTTCCCCAATTGGTATTTGCTCCGTCAATAGAATCTAAATACGTTTTTTTCATTTCTATTCTTAACGTTTTTAATCTATCTAAACCTTTTTTCATTCTTAACGCATCGTCTTCTAATAATTTTATAGAAGCCAACTCAACTTCGTGCTTTGCTAATTCCGTTTTGTCGGCTAACTTGTTGTAAACGTTTTGTAGTGTGTTCATATATATTATAATTTAATTGTTTATTATTTGTTGTATTTTCAAACTTAACGTCCTTGTCGTGTATAAGTTTTAACGTAATTTTTACTTGACTTTAATTTGCTATTTCTTGTTTTTGCGTGTACTCCTGCACGTTTAACTTTCGGTTTCTTAAGATGAACTTTAACGTTAGTTTGCTTCGCCACTTGTTAAAATTATTTGTTTAAATTTTTATATAATGGACTTGCTAAATAAGTGTCTATTGATTTAAAAAAAACATTATCCATAGCTTTTAAACCTAATTCATTTGCACTTGCATTATATTGTATAGCTATTTTAAAAGCTTTTTCACCTGCCGTTTTAAAATCATTTTTAGCTTTTTCAAAAGTGTCTTTTATTTTACCATAATTTAATAAAGCAATTTCTAAATTTTCTTCTGCAGCCATTAAATCTTGACCTAAAGCTAATTCAACTTTTTGACTTGCTAACTTTGCTTCTACCTTTGCAGTAATATCTGCAATAATTAATTCTTTAGTTGTTTTCATTTTCCGTTATTATTTGTTTTATTTTATCTATTAAAATTTGCTCGTCATTTACTAAACTCATTTCGTATTTATCCGCAAAGTAACCTTCAATAGAAAATCCTTTTACTTCACCAAGTTTTACTTTGTTCCAAATTTCATCGTTGTTTACTTTCATAGAAATTACCCAAGTACCTTTTGGAAAATTAAAACCGTAGTTCATACTTTTGTCGTTTTTTCCTTCTGTAATCCAACTTTCGACAACCGACATTCCGTCTAACTTTTGTTTATGTTCTAAAGTTGCGTTGTTCTGGTTGCTGTTCATAAAAAACAATTCACTTGCTTTGCGTACCGTTTCTTCAGAAAAGTAAATATAGTATTCTTCGTTCTTGTCGTTCTTGCGGTAAATTTGTTTGTTAGGAATTAAAGCCGCACCCATTAAAATACGCTTTTCAGCATCAACTTCTTTAAGTTCTATTTCGTGTTTTTTTAGTGCTATAAAATCGCTTTCAATTGCAGGACTTTCAACAACTGAAACTGCGTCTATTCCGCTTGTCTCGTCTTTTTCGTCAATTATTAATTCAACTATTCGCATAATATATTAATTAAATTATTGTTTGTTTGTTGTATTTTCTAACCGCCTAAAGTTGCGTTTGCTAACCTGTTTCTATCTAACGCCTGTTGTGATGTTACTTGTCCTGAAACTACATACGCTTGTATTGGTTGTTGGTTTAAACTTGCAAGTTGATTAACTCCACTTTGTCCAACTACGTTAAATTGTGGTGCTGACATATTTGGAGAACCACCACCGCCAACACTTCCTGAAGGCGCACTACCACCGCCCAAAGCACTTAACGCTTTTGCAGTTGCCGCTATGTTTGCAGCTATTCCTATTCCTGTACTAATGTTATTCATTGCAATAACAGGTGCAGCCGCCGCTCCACTTGTCGCAATTGCTTGTGGTGTTGCTAATGCGCCTATGTTTGCTAATTTATTTGATATAATCATTTTTGCAATACCTATTGCGCTTTCTGCTATAACCGCAGCTTTCTGTACTCCTTTTTGTTTTTCAAATAAACCTTTTATTAACTGAACTCCTTGTAATGCTGTGTCTAAACCTTGTTGTTGAATAGCCATTTTTTGTTCAGCTTCTGCCTTTGCTATTTCTATTGATTTTTTACTAATTGATTTTTCTGCTTCAAGTCTTTTAGTTCCTTCAGCTACCATTTCGGAAATAACAGTTTGAGAATTTATTAATCTTGTACTTGCGTCTGCATCGTCATATTTTTTAGTTATTGCTGCTAAACCTAAACGCTTTTCTTCTTCTAATGTTGTAACATCAATCTTTGCTTTTTTACCTTCTTCAATTAATCTTGTGTATTTTTTGTTTATTGCATCAACTTCTTTTTCTTCGTCTGTTAAATTACTAACTCTTATTTCTTCGTTTAATGCAAGTATGTTTTCTTTTAATGTTTTAATACGTTCTAATTCAACTTTATCCGCTTCTTCGTTTTGTTGTTTAATAGCATCGTTATGCGTTTTGTTTGATTCTTTTAACTTCGTGTTTTTGTCCGTAATTTCTTGTTGAACTTCAACTGCGTTTTTTCTTATAATATCTTTTTTATTTTTTTCGGCTTCTTCTAAATCTTTACGTTCTTCTGCGGACGCTTTTCGTGATTCAACTGTTATTTCTTTTTGCTTTTCAATTAACTCATCACTTGCATCTGAATTAATTAAATTTGCTAAAGTATTCTTGTTTTTCTCGTATGTATTTTTTGCCGTTGCTAAACTTGCCTTGTTTAGTGCAACTTCTTCTTCTGCGTGTTTTAATGCCAACGCTCTTAATGCTTTTGTACTTGCACCGGAAGCTTTAGCCATTTCGTATTCGTGTCCGTTCTTTGTTTTTAATGCTTCACTTGCACGTTCACTTGATTTTATTTGTTGCTTTAAAGCCGCATCATTTTTTTTAACTGCTGATTCGTTTTTTGCCGTTGCTTCTGTACTTGCTTGAAACATTTTTATTAAACCGTAACCAGCCGCTATTAAAGCAATAGTTGCCGCTATAATTGCTCCAATAGGGTTTAATGACATTGCTAAATTATAAGCATATTGAGCCGCCGTCATTATTCTTTGAACAATAGTATTTGCTTTTAATACCGCTCCAAGTTGTTTAAAACTATCTATGCTTTCACCGATAGCTTGTGCGCCTGAAGCCAATGCCATTGCACTTTGAACTTTTAACAATGCTTTTTCAACATCTTCGTTTTGTTTTCCAAACGCTCCTAATGCACCGGTAACAACTGAAAAGCCACCTGCAACACCTGTTAACGCACCGCTTAACGCTTTAAACTTTGCGTCTGGGTTAAACGCATCGGTCAACGCTTTTGCATCGCCAATTTTGTCTTTAAGAATAGCTGCTTTTTTTGCAGCTTCAACTGCTTGTGCTGAAGTTGCTCCGAACTTTTCCGCCAACGTTTGAACTTCAACTTGTGCTTGTTTAAGTTGTTGTTTTAAATTGCCTAAATTAGAACTTACTTCTAATTCAATTACTTTTTTTTCAGCCATTATTGTTTAGTTTTTTTTCTATTAACCTTTTGCGTTGTGCTTGTTTCCATTGTTCTTTTATGCTTGTAGTAAATTTATATTTACCTTTTGCTATGTCTATGTTTTCACTTTCTCCGTAAAAATCACTTAATAAAAGCATTTCTATTATTTTGTTTATCATACTTGGTTTATTATAATATAGTTTGTGTCCGTGTTTCCATTGGTGTAATCTGTGTCTAAAGTTAAAGTAATTACTTTTGCAGCCGCTATTGGAACAGTTACGTCTAAATAACCTTCTGCTGTAAAAAGTACACTTGACAAAGTAACATCACCTGCGCTTTTTCCAACTCTAACTTGTGTTGCTCCATTTGTAAATAAAATAGCAAAACGTAAAGTGTTTCCTGTTCCTGTTGGTGTGTCAACTAATTTAATTGGCTTTACTTGTGCGAAGTCGTTAATTAAAGTAAAACTTACATCGCCTGTTGTTAAGTCGCTTTGCATTTCGTTAATCATATAACGTTTGTCTCTTATTATAAGGCGGTCATTTAATTGTAAACTTGTAAGTAAAGAAACAGGAAGTACCGTTTTAACTTTTACAAGTCTGTTTTTTGGGTTGTATAGGTTAACTAAATAATCTCTGTAATATAAAGCGTATATCGTGTTTGGGTTGTTTTCTAAATAAAAACTTGAAATTTCTTCACCAAAGTTTAACGTCAAAGGTATTAAACCTGTTTCAAATAGTATGTTGCTATCTTGTCCAAATGGAACATAGTTAGTTATATTAGCAAGTCCGTTCCAGTGTATATGTCCGCTTGTTATAAATTCTTTTTGGTTCATATACAACAAAACAGGTTTCGGAATATAAGGCGCAAGTTCTTTGTTTAGGCAATAACCTACTTGTAATTGATTGCCGAAGTTATTATGTAGTAAGTTTTCAAATGGACTTTCTATTTTGTATTCGCCACCGTCATAGTTCCAACCTATTTTCGTGTTTCCGTAGCCGTGTGCATCTGCGTTTAATGGACTTTCTAAAAAGTATTTATTAAGCATACATTCGCTATCTTGGTATTTAAACTCAATAGACTTGTATAACTTCATTCGTTCAATTTCAATGCTTGTGATGTCGGAAAATTTTGTTATGTCAACAACTGCTCCTTTAGAATACCAATATTGTATAGGTTCAAAAGTAAATACGTTCTTCGTGTTTGAGTAAACCGTTAGATTAAACTCTTTGCATATTCCTGTTATAAAATCACTAATCTTCATATCCGGTGCTAAACCTGCTAAATCAGTAAACGAAGTTGTTGTTGCCGTTGTAACTGCTGTTCCTGTTTGCGTTGTTATTACTCCTGAATCAAAAATCGTTCTAAAATAAGTAAAATTTATTCCAATTGTTATTGCAGCGTAACTTCTTATTTTATATGTTATAACATCGTTTTGTTGTACACTTATTGAAGCACTTACACCTGTTGTTGTTCCGCCTACTGCGTGAGAAAATACACCATTGCGATATAAATCAATAAAATAATCTATTGGAGAACTTAACGTAGAAACTGTAAAAGTTAATTGATGTGTAACTAAATTTGTTGTGTTTAATTCTATTCGTGTAAAACTATTTGTTGTTGTGTTAAACGCACTTGCTAAAGCACCACTTGAAGAAGTAAAATCTAATTCAACAGGGTTGTTTGTGTAGTGGTAACTTTCCTTGTTTTTGTAAAGTAAAAATGCTTTTTTAAATAAGTCGCTTTGTAAAAATATTCCGTTAAATGTTATTCCGTATTTACTTTGAATTAAATCAAATATACTTGCAACACGAACCGCAGGAAATAATTCTGTGTAAACTATTTCACCCGAAGCGTGCGCTATATTGTTTACGTTACTTGCAGGATAATCATACCAATTAGGCAAGTTTGAAGTAGGCAAAGGAACATTTGAACCAAACTGCCAAACTCTATTTGAACTTATTAATGGATAACGAACGTTGTAATCGGTTACTGTGCTGTCTATTGTTACTCGGTTGTAAACTTCTTGGTTTGTATAATTGTGGTCATAACCGCTATAATTTAATTGGCTTAATTTGTCTTCGTTAAAGAAGTCTTTTAAAGAAACTCCTGCTCCGTAAAATGTTACTGAATAACTATCAGGCATTCCGTTTTTTAAGTTCGTTTTTTCAAGCTGAATTTTACCACGTCTAAACAAAATAGTGTCAACTTCTATATAAGCGTTGTACCTATTTTGATAGTCAATAGTTGCATCAACATCGTTTTGGTAAAAGTGTTGAAATATTGCGTTGTTAGTAGGTGAACAAGGAATTGTAAAACCTTGTGAATAGTCTGTAAAGATTTTACTTATATCCGAAATATTTTGAATGGTAGAACTTACGGTTATCTTCTCATCGTTAAATAATTCTAAACGTGAAAATTCTAACTCGGTTTGTGCTAATGCCGTTTCTATAAATATTGCTACTTGACGTTTCATTAAATAACTGAATTAATAACATCGTATGTAAACTCAAATTCTAAAGTATAATTTATTTGTTTCGTGTTAATACTCTTAAACAACTCCGTGCTTTTAGTATTAATCTTCGCAGGTTTATTGTCAATTAGTATTCGTTCACTTAACATTATTTGTTTTAAAACATCGCTCCAAGTTTGATAAACCCAACCTGTATTAACCTTAATACTTTTTTTACCGTTAGCGTTAAATACTTTTCTTTGTCCTTCTAAAGTGTTGTAAGTAGTTACGTGTGAAGTTGTAGTAAATGTTTGCATTAAATTGTATTCCGTGTTTTCAACGCTGAAGCTGTCGTTACTTGCCTTGAAAAAAAACTCACGTTGCCAAGCTCCGTACTTGTTTACAAAGTCAATTATAACAGGTGTGTATTTGCATTCTTCAAGTGGATAAAAATAATAAGTTACTTGAACTGCTAAAGCTGCGTTTAAAATTTCTACTTTGTTTCCTTCGTTTACGTTTGCGGTTCGAACTCGTGGAATGTCAAATGTTGAACTTGCAACCGCTAAAGTTGTTACTACTGCGGTGCTTAAATTTGTGTAACGTGCCGTAAAACTTGCGCCTGTTGTTACTCGTATTTTTCCTGCATCACTTGTCGGGTTATAATAATAATTTCCTGCATCAAGTCCGTAGTTTCCTAAATCAAAATTGTAACCGCTTTCGTAATATGTACTTCCGTCAAATGCTATGTAGTCTGTTGTGTCTAAAAGCGTATAAGTTGAACCTACTAACTTATAACGTTTAACCCTTACGTTTACACGTTCGGTTGTTGGGTTTGTTGCTGCTGCGTTTCCACCTGCTGAACAACTTGCAAAACGTATGTATTCTCTTATGTATGGACTTATGTCGTAAAGTGTTTCTAAATTGTTTGACGCTGGTATTAATTTACTTAACGTATATTGCGGACTTCCTGAAAAAGTTGTTTCGCTTAAAAACAATTCTAATTTAGAACCGTTTTGTAGTGCTTCTGCAATCCTAATTAAATACGGTGAACGTGCAAATATATTAGCCATTATTTCTTTTCGTTTTTAAATTGTGTGTCTTTAAATAAATTCATTGCGTCTAAACCAAACTTTTCGATTAACTCATTTGGCAATCTTTTAAATGCGCTTTCAAATGGTTTGGTAAAAAACAAACTCGGTTTAATTCCTTGATGATAAACGCTCTCTCTAACTGCATACGGATTAAGTCCTTTACTTGCGCTCCATTGCATAAAATGTTTAACACTTGGTTTTTTACCTATCTTAAATTTAAACTCACTTTGTGGCGCATTTTGTTTCCACATTTTACCTTTATTATTCGTGCTTTTGAACTTGCTTGTTGTTGCACGAACACCACCAACTCCTTTAACTCCTTTGTCTTGAAATTGTCCGTACAAATTCATTTCAAAGTCTATAGACAAACTATTTGGCATTGCCTTAACGTTACCCTTTAAACTTTGCCAAAGTCCTTTTGTGTGGTTCTTTTTTAAGGTAGTTAAATTCTTTCGTGCTTCTTTAATTACCGACTTTGAAAACCTATCTAATTCTTTTTGTACTTCGCTTTGTTTCATCTTAACAAATTGTCATTTCGTTTGGTGTTACTATGTCAAGTGTCATAGTCCAACCTGCCATATAATTTTCAAAACTTTCTGTAAATGGTTCTAAATTTGCCGTGCCTTCAACCATAAATAAGTCGTATGCTAAACTTCCGTGTTTTATTATTTCGTACGCCCTGTTTAATACTGCGTGTTGTGTATTTAGTACGTCAATTTCGTTGTCGTTACCTAAAAAAATATTTGTTGTTGCGCTCTTGGACAAGTCTACAATATCCATTGCTATTAAACTAATATTCCAAGTTGTTGTGCTTTCGTCTAACGTGCAGTTATTTACCATAATATGAACTAAAGGAAATATTGTTTGTTTGCTTAAATCAACTTTAAATATGTCTCCTTGTGTTACCGTGTTTACAATAACGTCTGCGTCAAAGTGTGTTTTAAGTTTGTCTAATAAGTTGTAATAACCTGTCATTTTCGTAATTTATTTAATTGGCGTTGTTCAATTTCTTGCTTTTGTTTTTCGAAGGTAAGATAGTTGAGACACATAGTAAGTCTATATCCGGTGACTGTGTCAAATCTTGTAATGTCTCCTTGAGCGAGTGCATAAACTGATTGATACCAACCCCATTGTTTTCCAAATTGAGCTTGTTCACTAAACTCGTTTCCGTCTTCTTGTTCGTTTTTATCTGCCGTTCCAAATAATTCAGAGTAGCTGCTAATAATTCGCTTCCTAAATTCCAAAAAAAAACACTTGAACTAATCGCTATGTCAACTGGCGTGAACTTCATTAATTCGTGCATTTCGTCCATAGGTTTGTAATCAACTATTTCGTATTTGTCTTTGAACTTCATTTTAATAGGTCGATACATTACAGCCATTGCCTTATGGTAGTCTTCCCACTTTAACAAATTGTTTTCCAAGTCTACGTATTCGCCAAAACTTATGTCTTCAAGGTTAGTTATAAAACCAAATTCCTGTGTGCCGATTTTAAACGTAGGTTGAAACTTTGGCTTTTCGCTAAACAACTTTGTAAAGTGTGTAATTAATTCGTTTAAACTTGTCAACTTCATTTTTACAATGTCCTTTAATTCTATACCGCAGAATATTTGAACCATTTTTTGTGCTATAAATTCTTCGTCGTTGCTTCCCTGTTGAACTTTTAAAAATTCTTGGTAGCTTTTTAATGGTATTTCACTTAAAGTTGTTGGTACGTTTATTTCTAACTTCATATCTTAATAATTAATTATTCGTGTTTTTGTTGTGTTCGTTTTTTTGTATGTAATCGTATGCTTGTTTTAGCATATTAATATCTCGGATGTCACGTAAATAAATACGAACCTTTACACCTTTTTTTTGGTAGATGTAAATTTGTACCGCTTGCATCATTATTTCTAAATCATTCATCGTATAAAATATAAACCTTTTGTTGGATTGTCTAATTGATATGCTACTGCGTAACGCAAAGCGTCTATTGCGTGGTTGTGTTTGTCAATCGGTGTTTTTGACTTTTTCTCAAGCCAAGAATAGTTGTTTAGTTCTTTAATTAAATCTATGCTATCTTCAGTAATTACAAGATCGTAATCCTGTAGTAAACTTATTCCGTAAATAACAGAGTCTGCTCCTTTAATTGTAGGTACAACATTATTTCCTAAAGCGTTTAGTTCGCTTATTAATCGTGGTTCGGAATTGTCACCTACTATTAAATCTTTAGCTGCAAACTCTGAATTTAATCTTGCTATTTGGCTTGTTGTTAGTGCTTGTTTATAGTACAGTAGTTTAACGTAAATGATTTTGTTTGCTTTGTCAATGTTTGTCTTGACTAAAGTTGTAGGGTCTGCACTAAATCCGTAGTCTTGACCATATACACTTACACCAACTTCTTTAAAGTCTCCTATCTTCCAATTAGTAAATATAACTCCTTCAGCTTTGTCAAGCCAACCGCCAAGTATTGTGTGCTTGTATTTTTCAGGTCTTCGTTCTTTAATGTATTCAACCTGTTTTAAAAATGACTCGGATAAATTTTCAATATTGTCCAAGTACGTTGTATGTATGTAGGTGGTATCGTTTTTTATTAGTGTTGTTCCTTGTTCTATTCCCCTACTTTCAAAGAACTTGTCGTATATAAAATGTTCTTTTGTCGTAGGATTTAGAATAAGAATAACTCGGTTTTGTTTTGTCTTGTGCCTTATGGATAAATCTATTTTATCGAAAGTGTCTTCGTCTGTAAGTTCTTCTGCTTCGTCCAATACCCAAGTTGTAACACCTTGTAAAGATTTTAAGTTTGCCGTTTGTGTTCCTGAACTTGTCTTTATTCCCTTAAATATTATTTTGCTGCCTGTTTGTAAGTTTATTATTTCGTCTTTTGTTACGATAAAATCTTGTTCCATTTTCATCAACTCTATCTTCTCTATAAATTCCGGTATGATTGAAATGGATGCCGAAACTAAAGTGTAACGTGTGAACAAAACAACGTGTCCGCTTTCCTTTGTAAGTAATAACAAGAACGTTGTAACGCTGTAAGACTTGGAAGAACCACGACCACCTGTTACAATAAAGTAACGTGAAGGACTTCCTAAATAATTAAACTTCGGGTTTATAACTATCAATTCGGAATAGGTCTTTTACATCAAAGTCTGAAACACTTAAATTAGTATCTGTAGTTTGTTTAGGTTGTCCAAATGCGCTATCCATAACCGCCTTGTAAGCATTAACATCGCCTTTACTTGCTTTGGTTAACATTGCTAAAGTAATTACTTCTTCTTGGCTTAATT